CTATTGCCGATATCGGCGTTGCTGCGTATGCTGCGTTGAGGCTCATATTATCCCTCCAATGAGTTGATTGATGTAGTGATAGTTATTAAGTGGTACTTTTTCAGAATCCAGCTCTTCTATCGCAGTTTGAACATTTATGGCTGCTATATTTCCAGATGGTGTAAATAATATTTGACTAGCTATAGCACCTGTTTTATCTACTTTGCTCCAAGGAATAGCACCATCAGCATAAGCAGCAAAATCAAAGAATTGAACTCGCCAACAGTTACTTCCTACATATTGAAACTCTACTGTGTCGCCATAATCAAGCTCATAGGTTCTAACATAATACAGATTTGTTGCAGTGTTTCTATGTATACCATCTGTGCTGTATCCGATTACATCAGAAGCCCCTATTATTGTATGCCAAACCGGAAGAATAATTAACTGATAATCATCAGATACATCAACAAACCTAACCCTCGCTCCAACAGAGAAAGTGTCAACTAAAAAGATAGCATTTGATCCACTTGGATCACCATGAAAGTTATTCAAGAACCAAGTTTGGTTCATAAGATTTATACTGGTTGTTGGGGCTATGTTTGAAACCGTAAAAGTCCCAGCAGTGTCCTGAAAGGTTTTACCTATCTTGCTATTTAACTCATTGTATTGGGTTTCTGATAAAGTATATCTTGATAGATACCCATTACTATTACGTTCTATAACATTTCCAAATCCATCAGCAATGGTATCATCTCTAAAAATTATTCCATCATCTCCTGATAAAGACCAACCACAACTATCGTATGAACCCTTTGCACCGTTAGGATAAAACTCAACAATTACATGATGCTTGTCTGCGAATTTGTACCCGTTATTACAATGAGGTAATATGTGATATTCACCTCTAAATCCAGCATCACTGCCAAAATACAATTCACAGGTTGATGAATCTATCTCAAACTGTTCATCTGCATTCAGTGTATTAAGCCATGCAGAGTTATTATATCGACTTGCAGGTGTAACATCAGGGACAGCTATGTAGGCATTATAAATGTTTAAATTCAAATCTTGGTCTGTTACAAATCTAGTAACATCAGGGTCAGTTCCTATAATGTAAGGAGAGATTCCGTATTGGCTTTTGTTATGAACTTCTGCTTTGCTGCCATTATAAAAGAAGTTGTTACTTGCATCATCAGTACAGCTAAACCACATACCTGATGTTAATCCTGGATATACTGCTATGTCGCCATATGTAGCTACCTCTATAAGTGTAGGTGAACCGTAGCCTGTTGTAGAGGCAAGGATACGAAGTTCTTTGTAAGGTTTTGCTCCAACTGCAGATGCACTTAAAGAAACCAGTGATAATGGATTTCCAGAAGTACCGTCACCTGTTAATGTAGAATCAGTATAAACACTGGATACACCAGTAGAAATAACAATATCCCCAACACCTGTAACAGAGTTTCCGTTAATGGTTTTAAAATCTATAGTTGTTGAAATATCACCTATACCAGTTATAGCTTGACTGTTAATGGTTTTAAAATCAGCAACAGAGTTCATATTCCATCTAGATTTTTCTACATCAGTAACAAATCTATTATTTGAATCTTGAGAAATTATAGAAGGTGAATGATTATTAGGATGTGTATACGCACTTGGAATCCCAGGCAATCCAGTATGATTTATTTGAGCGTGAGCAGTTGTATCAAGTAAACTTGGTTTACCAGAAACTTGATCCCATGTTATCCCACTGATAGCTTCATTTTGAAAAACAACAGAATCCAACCAGTCGTCATAATCATTGGCGGTAATTCTATATCCAGTAACAAACTTATTTTTAAAATATGTCCTGCTTTGAATACCCATTAAAATATCTCCGTTGGGATTATGAAATAGTCAACTCCGCCAGCCTTTGTTATATATTTAACTACTACATTCCAGTTGAGTTTTGTGTTGTGTCTAGCGTCAAGGGTTATAACATTATCTAAAACTGTATAATCAATATCTTTTGTAACAATAAGACCATTTAGAATAACGGTTTCAGAATCTCTCATTGGAACTTCGGTTAGATGAAATTCTCTATCACCTACATTATAAACTTTAAATCTATCTACTTGAAATACAACTTTGGTCGTTGGTACAGGGCTTGGATTATTGCTACCAGTAGCTGTTGAGGAAATATACCATACATCGCCAACTTCTGTAACCTCAAAAGAAGTATCACTAAAAACTATATTTTTTACATCAGTTCTATGGTTATCTCCAAAACTTAAAGTTGGATTATTATCTCCACCACCAGAACCATATCCAGCTGGAACCAATTTAGATAAATCTAACCATTGCCCATACCCACCTAATGGTGTTTCAAATCTAATAGCATGTTTTTGTATTTGATGGTTTGGAACTGGACCCATTGGACCTTGAGGGCCGTCATTACCAGGATTACCAATAATACCCTGGTCCCCTTTGGGTCCTTGTTCTCCCTTTAACCCACGTTCCCCTCTAATTCCTTGGTGACCTTGTGTACCTCTTTCACCTCGTGAACCAATAGGACCAATATCACCTTTTGGACCTTTTTTTCCAACAGGACCTTGTTCCCCTCTAGGACCTATTGAGCCTTCATCCCCTTGGTCACCTTTAAGACCTTGTTTACCATCTAAACCGTTTTTACCATCTTTTCCGGATAAACCAATATCACCTTTTGGACCCTGTAAACCAATATCCCCTTTTGGACCCTGGTCACCTTTTGGACCTATATCCCCTTTGTCCCCTTTAATACCACGGAGACCAGTTTTACCCATAGGCCCCATATCACCTTTTGGACCCTGTAAACCAATATCACCTTTTGGACCAGCTGGACCTACATCACCCTTTATCCCTTGGTTACCAGCTTCGCCTTTATCTCCTTTGTCACCTTTTGGACCTTTTTTCCCAACAGGACCTTGTTCCCCTTTAGGACCTATTGGGCCTTCATCCCCTTGGTCGCCTTTTTCGCCTTTGGGTCCACGGTCACCTTTAACACCGGGTAAACCATTTATTCCATCTTTACCTTTATCACCTTTAGGACCTTGTTTGCCCTCTGGTCCTTCATGTAATATTAGAGCATTCTCAAAATCAAATTCTAGTTCTTCATTGTTTCTAATTATGATCTTGAAGTCATGAAGATTTATATCTTCTTCTGGTTTTACTTTTTTTAGACTTTTTAAAACTGGTTTATTCTCTTTCAAATAAACAGTTTCATCTTTTCTAATAATTGTAGTAAAACCAGTTAAATCTATTTCTTCTTCATTGGAGATGAATTGTTTGAACTTCTTAAGATTCATATTTCTCTAACTTACCATTCTTAAAGATAAGTTTTCTTTCACCGTCAGTAAGGATATCACCTTCACGTAACAGTTTCATTATATCATCGTTCTTTTTACCTTCTCTTGCTTTTTGTTGAAATCTTTTCTTTGGTTTCTCTTCTTCAGCTGGGGGTTCCTCTACTGGAGCTTCCCCTTCTGCCCCACCTTCAGGAGCTGGAGCTCCACCTACTTCTTCATACCCCGGTGGTGTTGAACCTGCTGGCATCGATCCACCTGCCATGTTACCTAAAGCATCTGTTCCAGCACCTGCTGGAGCTCCAGATTCACTTTCAATCTCTTGTATTTCTTCGTCAGTTAAACCAAGAATCTTTGATTGTATATAACGCTTTGAAAGAATACCGCTATCAAGTAATGTTAATGCAGCACCAGCAGCGTCCATCTTAACTTGATTGATTTGCATTTTCTTAAACAAGGAAATATCATTTGAAGAAGCATACTTGAACTTGATCTTCTCTTGTATTTTATTCCAGTCCTGTAGTTTCATAACTTGTTTTGCTAAAAGATCTTTCTTAAGCAAATCAACAAACAAATTATTAAACCTTCTACGGAGCATTAGAATAAACTTGTAAAAGTTCATTTCATCACGTTCGATGGAAATATTAGATGCAATATCAACTTTAGCTTCTTTGTTTCTACGAGTTAAAGGAACATTTAAAGATTCCCATACTTTTTCACTGAAATAATTTACATCATCAAACCCAGAGAAGTTAGTTGAAATACCTTGTAAGTTTTCTACGCGCGTCCCCTTCCCAGCCGCGGTCACTGGGAACCAGAAATCCTCAAGAACGGAGATAGATTTGTTTTTGTTCTCTATTGTACCAAGTTCAGTATTGTAAACTTTTTTCTGACGGTACTTCTGAATAAGGTTACGGATATATTCTTCAGCTTTAGCTTTTGGTAGGTTACCTGTATCAATGTAGAAAATACGTTTTTCGGTTGACTTTGTAATACGAGCTATAATTAAAGTATCTTCCAATAAGTAAAGTTGGTTAATAGCTTTCATTGCTTTCTGAAGATGGGATTGGTAAAACTTTTTATCTGCTGAAAGTTTTCCAGAGGTTATCTGACAAAACTGTTCGTCGTAGTAAGTTTTTTCGGCATCTTCAATATCTTTAGCTGGGTTATAACTTGTCTTTGAATTAATGTACCAACGAATTTCGGATGAGTTTTCATTCTTAAATTTGTAGATGTTATAAGGAGCTAATAAACAAAGTTTCTGTATACCATCTTTTTGGTTTCTATTGTTATACACAACTTCAAAGTTCAATGACGCATCTACATACCATTGACGGAACAGTTCTTCACCCTTTTCATTAAAGTCTAGCAAGTAAAGTATTTTGTCAAAAGAAGAAGTAATCTTTGCTTTGATTGTTTCTGGAATTTCAAGTTCATCTAGATTCAAAGAGACAACATTATCAATTTCATCAAAAACAACTGCTTCCGAAGTTATTTCCAACAATGCTTTATCTACTTCTGGCAGGTTTGAAATTTCACGCCACTTACGAACCATGTCATTGTATGAAGCAGCCGCTCCTAAAGAGTTCTGAATCATATGATTAGAATAACCAGAGAATGGATCGTAATATATTGAGGTATCTTCAATATCGCTAGGTGTAACAATCTGAGTTGAATTTTTATTTCTATCCAGCATGGCTTCTTTGTCTGAATAAAATTGTTTATCCAGTTTTTCGTCCAATGTCTGTGGATTTGTTACTTCGTTCCAGAGTTCTTTAAATCCCATGTTGTATCCTTTATGGTAATAGTTTCATATATTTATTTGTTTAGGTTGGACGTTTTAATAATCCAGCTGGAGCCATAAGTTTAAGAAATCTAGCTCTATACTTGTTAGTAGAAAGTAAAGGAAGATCTTGCCACATATCCCCTGGTATTTCAATAACATTCATACACCGGTTTATGTAATAGCGTCTAATAGCTGTCATTGTAAATTGTAGGGATGGATTGTTTCGAAGCATATAATAAGTAATATGAAACGCTTCTTTTGGTTCTGTTCTATCGTAAATGTTTTTAATTAGAAGGCATAACTTTTGCCGAAGTGGACTAGGAATCCAATGTATATTGAGACCAATAAAAGAAGGACCAATAACCCTCAAAGGCAGGACTAATGGGAGTGAGTCAAAAATAGGCAAAAACCCAACCCATTTAGGTGAATACCTGTAGTAGAAAATTTTAGAGTATACAAAAGGATTCATATAATACCCTTTAGCTCTTTTTCAGTTAAGATCACAAACTCGATGTTTTCACCCTGTTTTTGTTTTTGTTCCACAATCCTTTTGGTGGTTTCCCACTTTGCTTGATTCTTAATATACGTTTCAACCTGTTTAAAATAGTTTTTTGATTTTCTAGTAGGTTCTTTCGGTGGTTGAGTTTGACTAAATGGTTTTATTTCTATCCACATCTGTTTTGTTGAACCATCTTGCATTTTAGCTACAATGTTAAAGTCCATAAAATATCTATGGTTTCTACCATCTGTTGGAAGTAGATAATTTATAACAACCGATTCGGAACCCCACTCCAGAATATTTTCGTTTTTGTCTAGGTACTTTAAAATGAAATTCCCTTCCCATGAGCTTCTTGCCGTGATAGGTCTAGTACCTTTATATTTTTTAGGATTCTTTAGATGTGGAAAGACATCGGCTATTTGATAGTAATGGCTCATTCGAAAGTGAAAAAACTGTAAGCCATTTCAGCTGTAAATGTTGGAGCTTCACCTTCACTTGTGGTTGACTCTAGTTGAATGTCAGAAACACTCTTAATAAAAGCATTATAAAAATGAAGTTTATGTTTGACATTGTTCTTGTTTGTTGTTAAATCCAAGTAACAATCAAAAACAGAATCACTAATATTAAGTCTTCCTGTATTAGGATTAGCTGAAAGGATAAGATATGAATATATCTCTTTGTACGCTTTGAGATCTTCATCACATATAATAGTCAATGATAAATCGTTAAAGGTCAAACTATCACCGGGTCTTTGATCTTTCACAACAGGTCTAGGAATATCAATTTGACCGAGAGAAAACCCAGGAAAGTTACAAGCATTTACCATAAGTTCAAGATTCTTTTGATCTTTAAACTGTATAATAAAATTATTTACTTTAAAAAATGAGGCAGATTTTATTAAGTCCATAGTATTAACCACTCTTTATGTTTATTTATCGTTTTCAAATCACAAAAAAAACCACTATCTCTAGTGGTTTTTTAATTTTGCTTTAAACTATTAGATTTCCTTTAGAATCGTATACCAATAATTTAAAATTATAACCTAAATCTTTAACAGCTCTAAATTTATGAATATTAGATTCTAAAGCTCCTTGTAAGGTATATTCTGATTTAACTTCTATAATTAGATTATCTTTAGGAACAAATATATCTGGAAAGTAGGTATGATCTATTCCATCATATTTTTGATATTTGATTTTTGGTATTAGATTTGTTTCGGTTACTATTTCATCTTCTTTGTAGGTTTTTAGAAGATCATGTAAAGCGTAACCTTCATAACCTTGAACTTTAACTTCTTTACCAGATGGAAATATAAATGTTTTAGATCTAAAACTTGAACTTACTTTTTTAGCTTGTACTTCTGGAATTTGAGAAATATTATCCGCACCGTATTTTTCTTGAAGTGTGTTAATATTCGTTTCTGTTTTCTTCTTCTGATCTATTTTGGGTAAAATTTCACTATAATATCTATTTTTATAGTGTTGAGATTGATGGTAAAAATTTACTCCATATTTTGTTTGAATAGTATTAATATAATTTTTTAATTTTAACTCTTGATTTATTTTTGGGTATATTTCTGTTTTATATTTTTCTTTATATTCTTTAGATTGAAAATAATAATCAGCTTTATATTTTTCCATACAAGTTATTTTTCGTTTGTTATTCATTTTTGTAATGTTTAATTTTGGATAAATCTCTTCTCTATACCTATTTTTAAAAATATCAGTTTGAGTATAGTTATCGACTCCATAGTTAGCTTGATAAAAGTTAATTCTTTTTTGCAAAGCTAACTCTTGATTTATTTTTGGGTATATTTCTGTTTTATATCTGTCTCTATACTCATCTGTTTTACAATAGTGTGAAACTCCATATTTTTTCAAATTTGTAGCTTTTATTCGATCTTGAAATTCTTGTAACTGAGCTGGATAATTAACTCCATATCTATCTAAATTAGTTTCTTTTACTTTATCTTTAATCTCTTGAGATTTAGAGACACAATCTACACCATATTTTTCTAAACTACTTTGTCTTTTAGCTTCTTTGATATGTTCAGCTTGAGAAATATTGTCTACACCATAATTTTCTTGTAAAGTTTTAATTCTACTCTTCTTTGTTAATTCGTTCGCTGCACTACATTTCTGTGAACAATAGCTTCTATATCCTTTATTAAAATATTCAAAAAGTCTTTGATTTGTATTACACGTTGGGCATAATGGTTTTTGTTTTAATTCATTCACTATTAGATAGATTGCTTCTGGAATAGAAGAAGATAGACCTAATAGATGTTCCCAAATATCTAATCTATTGATTTTTTCAAAATATTTTTTATTACATTTTGTTGAATTTAGTTTTCCAGAGGGTGTTACGATGGATGTACAAATTGAATAAATATCGTTAGACATGTTTTATACCTCTATTATAAAATGTGTTTAGAAAAGGGCTTCTAATTACCAGTTAGAAGCCCTTTTTGTTTAATTAAGAACGTTCAAATTCATCAAACTCAATCGTGATCGAGAGTTCTTCGACCTGATCATAGTTTTCGGTTGAAAGATCTATAGCATCCATTGAAGTTGGAAATGCACCTAGAAGTTTGTATGTAGCTATAGTCTCCCCATCACGGCCAAGTTGCTCAATTATAATTTCTGCTTTATAATCTGCATGGGCTGTTCTTACGTTTGTACTCATGGTCGCAATACCTTCCAACCATGTTTCAAAATAGGTTTTGATATTCCACTCATAATCATTTAAACAAACCAAAGTAATTGAGTCAAACGTAGGGTCACCAGCAATTTTAGCTTTCATACCCTGCCAACCTAATTCAATGCTACCAATTACCCTGTTTGGAAGTGAAGCTGATTTAGCAAGGAATGATTTTGTTTCGTCCCAACCACCTGCCATACCATCCCCAGCTCCTGTAATGGAACAGAAGAATCTGTTACCGCGGGCTACATCTTGTACGCTGTTTTTAAAATCTGTTAATGAAATTGAACCTGCCATTGTGTTTCTCCTTTTATTTTAATCGATATAAATTATTTTTATGTCTTTATTTATATTTTCAATTACTACTTTTTCTGTATCACCTTTTGTGAAGTATTCTTCAGGTGATTTCTTCGGTGGTAAAAAAGTAACAAAAGACAATTTAGCTTTTATTGCATTCCAAGACGCCACAATACCTTGATGTAAGGATTTTGAAAAGAACAAAAACTCACCTTTTATAGGTAGATCTTTGATCTTCTTTCTTATATTTACTACAATGTCTTTCAGTTGTTGAAATGTTATTTTAACACGTTCACCAACACGGTCAAAGAAGTGGTTAGAGTAAGTATATTCTACCCCATCTACTTCTTGTGGTAAACCAGCTTCTTTGGCTGACATTTCATTTACGAAGGTTTTAAACCTTTTTAATTTCATGAATAGGTCTTCCTAGATATTGTTCAAATTTAGACTCTAGAGTGGGTTTCATACCTTTTGACTTCATACAAGAACGTAACATCTTCTTTGCAGCTGGTTCACTCATATGATAAACACGAATTAAACCTTTAATGATATCAGATTCGTCTTCAGTTTTTAACATCTGAAAACAAAACTCTTTACGCTCTTTATCTAAATCTGTTCCTGGTGTTCTAGCCATTATAATTCCCTCTTGTTTAATCTAAAAAAGTATACTATTGGAAATGAAGTGTTTTGACCCAATGTTCTTTTTCTTTCGTACACTCCATCATGCCCATATAATTTTGGATCTTCTTTGGCCCGACCTGTTTGATCCCCTTTTGACCCTTCAGGCTTTGTGTTTCCTTCAATTGTAGAAAGAGTTTTTCCATTCCAATCTAAAACAAGACCCATGTGACCATCCCAATTAAACTTATTGGCAGTTGAAGTAAGTTTACCATGTTTCCAGGAAATTATATCACCGATTTCTGGTCTGTAGGCTCCAAAAGTAATTTGTTTTGGAGTTATTGTTTTGACAATCATTGGATTAGAAGTTCCCCATTTAGAAAAAGTTGATACCCTAGCCATCTTTGGAAGTGGACTTCTCATATGACAATTTCTAAACGCTTCTATATAGCTATATTGTGAGAACATAGCACAATATGGATTCCCGTACGGTATACCAAACTCTTTATGCCATTTGTCTATTTCTATGGATCTATTGTCGTTGTTCTTCTCCCTAACATGAAGATATGATTTAGCAACTTCAATAGCTTTTTCGTTTATTTTTATACCTAAAGGTTCACCACTAACAGTAGATACACCTAAACAAATTAATAATAAAAATCCAATACAAATTGTAATAGATTTTGACTTCATATTACATTAAACCTTTACTAATAACAACAGCTAATGCCAAAAACAAAAACCCTTGATAAATTGCAGCAGCTACGTTGTTTTGGTCAAATATTTCAGCTTGAATGTCACGTTTGAATGACAACTGAAAGAATTGCAAACCAAATGCTGCTACCAAGAAAATAACCAAGTTGAAAAGAATTGCAGTTAGGTTACTTACAATAGACTGACCTTCGACAATACCCTTCTGAACTAAAACATACAACAAACCACCAGTTACAATCAATGCTAAACTGTTAAAAATTTTTTCGTTTACTTTCATTTCGTTCTCCTTTTATATTTGCTTCATTACCCAACCATTTTTTTCAAATATGTACAACGCATCTATTTTGTTTATTGTAAGATCTTCAAAACCAATAACTTCCTGGGTTTTGTTAAGTCTTTCTTTTACTTTTGGATTCTTACCTGTATACTTTGTAAGATCGACAATATTTGCTACCTTATTAGAATAAACAATACCAACTTGGGTTTCAGTTATCTTAAACAAATTAGGATAGCTGATTTGATTTTCAACTGACTTCAACGACTTACAAAAGAAAACATACCGGTTCTGGTTAAAAGTTTTAACCAATATATCAGTCAATCCTTTATGGTCTGTTCCTTCGTTTGTGTAATACTTCATTACTTCTTCTTTTGGAAAGAAAACTACTTTATACACAATACCAGTAAAGTCAAACTCTGGGGTTAAAAAGTCGTTAGCAAGCTTAACTTCTATATTATTCTTTTCAAGAGTGTTTTCTACAAACTCATTAAATCCATCTTGAGTCGCCTCCTCTTTTAAGAAGGTCTTAAACCGTTTTAAATTCATATCTGTTCCACTTTAACCGCTTTAACCATTTTATCTTTTTCGCCTTTTCCAAGGTTGAACTTACGACCGATATAATACTCTTTAGCACCTTTAAG